ACGGAGTACGGAATCAGTCTGCTCGATTTTTCCACGACACGAACTCCTGTTTGATCCCCAGCATCTTTTCCACCGCCTGCTGACTTTTTGAAATGTCGGCGCGGCTTTCTACCTTCAGATACGTTTTCAACCATGATGTTGCCTCCTTCTCTGATCTCTCAATAATCTGGTCGGACTCCTGCAAGAACTGCCAGAACCCTGGATCCCGGCACAGCATTCCAGAAATGCGCACCATGTCTCTTGCCAACTCCTGCTCGCGGTTCATGGGCCGCTCTTCCTCGTTCAGCCGCACCATCACCGTCATGTACCGGCTGCCAACGAAGTCGCGCATGATCTCTTCCGGCAGCTCGTCCGGGTGTATGCGCAAGGTCAGGATGTAGCCGGAGTTGTCCTGCTTTATTCCAACCTTGACTGCTTCAAACTGGCTAGTCTCCATTAACTAATATCCTCCACTCTCAATGCGTACTTGCCGTTAGCCCGCTTAGTCCAGCCGTGTACTTCCACACGAATGCCAGCTTCGCGTACTCGCAGGATGGTGTCCGACTCTTGTATCTTCTTGATCCTTGCCGCAACGCCAGATGCTGTTACCTGTACGGCCAGCACTTCATCCCGACGGATCGCCAAGATGTCGCACCAGCCCCACAGGTCCTGACGTACGCGGCTCCACGGGTTCCACTTCTCCACCACCTCGCAGTGATAGCCAAGCTCCCGCAGATACTCGAGGCTGCGCTGCGTCGGTGACTTAGACGCCATACGCAATCCGCTTGATATTCGCTATCGACATACCAAACGTATCGTGAATGCGCAAAATCATGGTGGCCTGTAACGACGTACGACCGTTCCGCAACTTCGAGATTGTTGGCGGAGGAACCTGCAATACACGCGCAAGCTCTGCGTCATTGCGGATGTTGTACTCACTCAACAGGTAATCAATCAGATGGCTCATAGTTACCTCAAAATGGCACGTCGCTATCATCAGCCGGTGGTTCTGGCATAGGCTTTGGTGGTGTGGCAGCGTCAGGCTTCTTCCAAGTGTTTACCTTGAGAGAGAAGTAGGTGCCGTACTGACCGTCGTTCTGCCAAGCATCCAGCTTTACAAGGATGTCGTCGGAGTCTGTTGCCTCCAGCAGTTCCTTCACATACTGCCGGTCTAGCGTCAGACTGCCGTACAGATCCGGCGACTTGGGGTGAAGTTTCTTCTGGCTGTAGTTCAGCCGCCCACTGTTGGGATACTTATTCTCCATCGTTGAATGCCTCCTTGTAGGTGCCGAATGTCTGCGTCAGTTCCTTGTAGGCTGCCGCGTCCTGCTGCTCGATGATCTTGTAGACGTTGGCGTTCGTGCGCCAGATGTCCATCACCTGCTGACGAGACTCTGCCGTGTCAAGCGCTGTAACAGTAGCCTCGACCACGACGGCAAGCCAGTCTTCAAAGTTCGTGTCAGGCTGTGCCGAGACCTTGAGCTGCCACTCGCTATCCTTGCCCGATACCTTCTTTGGCACCGCAACTGGAGGCTTCGGCGCTGCTTTAGGAGCCGCTTGCGGCGGCGCAGTCTTTGTTGCTGCGTTACCATCATCATCCTCCGGGGCAATGCCGCACGCAGCCATCAGGCTGTACCTGCGGGCATAAGACAAAGCCGAGCCAAAACCCTGGGCGTCGTGCTTGCTGGCTGGCATGAACAGCGTGCCGCCTGACAGTTGTTCACCCGACTCGTGGATGAACGTGGTGGAAACTTTTACACCAGCCTCATGTTCTTCTGTGAGCTGCATAAGGTAGATGTTGTTGTTGTTGAGTGCATCAATTACTGCCTCCACGCAGGCCGACAGATCAGCGTAGCGCGAACGGAAGTGTGGGTTGGTACTGGTCTTCAGCGCAGGTCCAAATTCTTTCTGCGCTTTGACAAGTGCGGAAGCGATGGCTTTCATTTGTTCTCCTTATTAGCTGCAATTGGTGGTGCAATTTCCTGCGTAGCAGCAGGTTGTACAAAAAGTGCAGCGACCACGGGCATCACAGTAAGTGTGGCTAGTGCAGCTTGCCCAAACCATGCCAGCGGTGGTCAGCGCCCAGATAGCGATCAGGTATTTCATAGGTCATTCTCCTTGCGGTAGTGTTTGTACTGCTCACAAAATGGTGCGACCTGACAAAAACTTTCGCAACGCGTCCTGCCGCCCTGCCTTACCTCGACCTTGTGGTCGGGAAACTTGGTTACTATCAAATGCTCTGCCTCTTCTGCCGTGGCGCATACCTTCTTCGCACGGACGCCGCCGTCTTTCATGATGGCGTAGGTAGTTGGCTTCTCCCACATCTCTTCCGGCGTACACGCTGGCATGGTGCCGCTGACTGCCGAGAAGTTCGCCTCGTTGTGCATAGCCAGTCTGTCGCGCACGAACTGCTCGCGTGTCTCGAAGTCCCACAGCGGGATGTCGATGGTGACGATAGGTGCCTGCGGGTAGCTGTCTTTGATGGCCGCTTCTCTGCGGCTCCAATCACGCACGATGCCGATGATCCGCAGGCCGGTGACAGGCGTACTCTTTACGCGCTCGACTAGCCATGCGTACAGGTTGAGCTGATCTACCCACTCTGTCTTCTCTTGCTGTACTACCCAGGCGCTGGTGACTTTGTAATCGCTGATGATGACGCTGCCGTCAGCCTGGAATTCTTGCAGGTCGATAGCACCAGAAATGCGCCAGCTATTGAACTGTGTGAACAGCCGCTCTTCGACGATATGATTGTCGTCTTTGCCGTGCTGAAGAATGTTGTGGCAGGCGGATCCGAACAGGGACCACACTTGGTCGGCTGCGTCTACTTCGATCTCATCGGCATGACGGCGGCGCAGTTGCACTAGCTGCGGTGGAGATAGGATCTCTGTCACGCTAATCTCACTGTCACCACGGCTATAAGTAGGCCGCGTGATAACGTTGACGAAGGTCTGTGGCAAGTTGTGCTTGTTGGTTAGTTTCATTTTTTGTCCTCCTGCCCTAGACTGTAGTCCTAGATGTAGGCCATGTCAATAGGTTTATGCAGACAGGAACCATGTGTTGCCAAGATGGTCGCGTGTAAACGTTTACGCACTCAAATTGACAACATTGCAGGGCAGGCCGGGAGGTGATATTGTTCTACCACTTTCTTCGCGGAAGTGATTGGCAAGTTGTTGTTGACCCCGGTACCTCCCCTTCCGGGGTTTTTTTTGTCCGCGCAGACTGCCTTGCAGGATAGATTGAAATGAAGTACAGTTGAGTTATCTGTTACCGGGTGGTGCCGGACAGTAGCTCAATCCAGCGAGAGAACGCCCAGTTAAGGCGGCTTCGTCAAAGCTAAGAAACGGTGGGATTGCACCCTTCTTATGTGGCAACCAAGCCTAAAGCCTTCTTAACTGGGCTTTTTTATTGGCAGCCGCGACCATCAAACATAGGATGGAACATGGACGGCGAGCCAACAAGAAAACAATCCGTGCAGCAACTGCACGAAGCAGTATCTCCAAAGTACGCCGTGTTCTTGCGGTGTCCATCTGGCACTCGCGCCAATTTCAAATATCTCCATGACTCGCTTGATTCAGCCGTAGAGTGCTGCCGCAGGTTCGCAGCCGACATGGCTAGTCGCGGTCATGTTGATTACACGTATTACGCCGTTGAGATCAAACACCGCGTAGGCATCGAGCGCGCCAAGATTGTTGATGAGCAGATGAATTGAGTTACCTGTCCCGGCAGGTAACCGGGCGTACCTTCCACGATAGCAGTGAGCCTGCATGGGCTGCCGAAGAGAGAACACTGGCCGAGGTCTCACCCGCCTGCGAGCCACGCAACCTGTCAGCGAGGGATTGCACAAGAGGGGGAAGCCAGTGGTGATAGACATCTTCCCCATCGAGATAATCGCTGCCTTCTGGGATTGCTAGGATCAGCTCATCATTGCTGGTCTGGGCAGGGAGGATAACCCCGAGTGTGCTCCGCAAGGAGGGGGGCTATCACCCATGGGGAACCTAAACGCTGATCACACAATAGATGCGTGTTGACAAGAACCATGTGTGGTACTATCCTAGATGTAGTGGTACAGTATTCACTAGATATAGGGAGGTGGAGATGCAAGAACAAGTGTTGCGGTTGGCGGAGCAGGCTGGGATTCTGCCGTGGGTGAAGCACGAGTGGACGGGCAAGGAGTTTGTTCATACCGATGCAGGTATGGAAGGTGATCTGGCTTGCTTGGTGCAGTTCTACCAGCTAGCAGTAGAGCGGGAGCGGGAGCGGGCGGCGATGATCTGTCACGCCTACAAGGATGTTGAATATGCCAGCGAGGAGATTGCTCGCCGGATCATTGGTCAAGCATAAGGAGGAAGAGATGGAAGCAATTTTTGAAAAGATGTTGAAAACCACCCTGTCGAACCTTCGGCAGCTAGAGGGGAAGGGGTATATCACGTACAAGGTCATCTATGGCAAGGAAGAGCATGGCAGCTTGGTTGTAGGCATTCCGAAATCGAAGCGGTCTTCCGCGCTGAACTTGCCGATGGGAACCATGCGTGATTACGTTATGCCGTACGTTGTTAACTTGCAGCCCGGCGAATTGGTTGAAATTCCTTTTGGCGAGTATCCCCCAGAGAACGTTAGATCCAACGCCTGCGCATGGGTTTCCGGCAAGTGGGGCGGCGGCACTTACACCTCAACGATCAACCGTAAGTCAGCAGTGGTAGAGCTGTACAGGTATCCGCTTGAAGAGCTACAGGAAAGAACATCATGATCCAATTCCACAGATACCGGCTGCCGCATGAGCCAACAGACTTCGGCATGGATGTCAGTTCGTTAGTCCAGTCGATGACGCGCGGCCTTGCTACGCAGCCGTTGGCAGGCATAGATCAGGTGCTGGAGATGGGCAAGAAGTATGGTCCACGGGGTAGGCTGGCTGCTATCGCCGCACGCATGGCGTTCTGGAACTGTTTCGAGTGGGACGAGATCGACTTCATGCTGCCGGAAAACTTGCCAGCAAACTTTACTTTCAAGCAAGAGCTTGTCGGGTGCATGGGGTTCGAGCGTGCTAACCGGCGGTACGGCGTTGATGAGGATGAGTATTACCTGTACACCGGCTTTGCTCGTGAATGCATAACACCCGGTGGCAGAGCATTTTACGGCCATATCAGCTATCGACCACGCAACAGCGGTCTGTTCTCCATCATCGAGAACATCGTCGCTGCGGCCATTTGTGCCGAGCTGGAGGGGTATCGGCTGCGGGTTGACCTGTCCGGCAACTGGTGGTCGTATGACGAGCCGTTTGATGAGATCTTTGCCGACGTGTTTGAGTTCACCACAGGCGACGTGCCGATGCTTCGGTTTGAGGATATGCGGGATCGGATGCTGCACCCAACATCGGAAGTGGCAAGCGAGATTGCCTGCCTGAAAGAGGGCTGGTACATGGAAATTAACTTTGCCATCAACCAGTACGTTGACACGGGCTACTCTGCCGAGCCAGATGTCGGCACGATCTTCATGCGTGGTGGGGACAAGCTGCAAACTGAAACCATCATGCCACCTGCTGGCCTGATATGGCGGGAGCTTAACTGGATGAGCCGGTTCGTGCGGCGCAGGCACCTGCTGTCAGATGATCCGACCATCGGCAACATGATCGCAAGCGGCGACCCGACCGTAATAGATCGGTCAAACCAACTCGAGGGCGGGTATTATCACTTGCCCAACCGCAAGCTGTCCTGTATCCCTATCCTCCAGAACTATGTGGCGATGACCGAAAGCAAGGTCAACTTCTCTTGCCCGTCTGCCAACCTGGTTAACGCGGCGCAGTGGAGTCGGAACGATACAGAGAACTGGAGCCTTGCCAACCCTGTCTATAGGTACCTGTTGATATGAGCTACGAGTTTGCTATGCACATACCGCTAATCGGCGGTGCGTTGATCGGCATGGGATTGATGTTGCTGATCGCATTGGTTGCATTTGTTGCGTTATTTTGGGGAGATGAAGAATGAATCTAAGTTTAGAAAAGATCCGCCTTGATGGCGGCACGCAGTCACGGGTCAAGATCGACGACAACCTAGTCGCCGAGTACGCGGAGATGATGCAGGCGGGTGTCGAATTTCCGCCAGTTGTAGTGTTTTACGACGGTACTGACTACTGGCTTTCCGACGGTTTCCACCGATACCTAGCACGCAAGCGGATCAAAGCGCCGGGTATCAAGACTGATCAGCGCGACGGCACGGTGCGGGACGCAATCCTGTTCGGCATTAGCGCCAACAACAATCACGGCAAGCGGCCAACCAACGAGGACAAGCGCAAGGGCGTGATCACTATCCTGATGGATATTGAATGGCAGGATATGTCTGATCGACAGATCGCCCAGATTTGCGGCGTGTCGCATACCTACGTTGGACAGCTACGCAAAGAGCTGAAGAGCGGCAACGTTGCCACTAAGCAAAAGCCGCGCCAACCCAAACAGCAGAAGCCTGCCGATCCGGTGGCAGAGTTTGACGAGCGTGAGTTGCAGCGTGAGACCATGCAGGCGGCGGTCAATCAGTTGCGCGAAGAGAATGAGAACTTGCAGGACAAGTTAGCTGTTGTTATGGCGGCAAGCACAGATGACATACAGAAAGAAAAAGCAGAGTCAGTCATCAAAGATTTACGCGCACAAATTCGTATGCTTGAAATAGAATTAAAGGCCGTGACTATTAGCCGCGATCAGTTCCAAGCAGAGAACGCGCAGCTTATGAAACAAGTCGCGATGTTGCAGAAGAAGTTGAAAAAGCTAGAGGCATGAGAGTCTTAGTTGCTTGCGAGTTCTCTGGCACGGTGCGCGATGCTTTTTTGAAGCGCGGTCATTACGCTCTTTCGTGTGACCTACTTCCATGCACCAGCCAGACACCAGGTGATCACTACGAAGGCGATGTCAAGGATGTGCTTGGTGATGGGTGGGATTTGATGATTGCCCATCCGCCATGTACCTATCTATCTGTGTCTGGTATGCACTGGACTGTTCGTGGATTGCGTGACCCGCAACTGACGGAGGATGCACTGGAGTTTGTTCGCTTGTTGTTGAACGCGCCGATTAAACAGATTGCTTTAGAAAATCCGGTGAGCGTCATCAGCTCTCGCATACGCAAGCCAGATCAGATCATTGCGCCTTACGAGTTCGGGCATGACGCTAGCAAGAAGACTTGTTTGTGGTTGAAAAATTTACCGCAGCTAAAAGCAACAGAGATAATTAAACCGCGTATCATCAACGGCAAGAAGCGATGGGGAAATCAAACCGACAGCGGGCAAAACAAACTTACCCCATCTGCTGATCGTTGGAAACTAAGAAGTAAAACTTACGAAGGAATTGCAGAAGCAATGGCAACCCAGTGGGGTTGAACCCAAGCCAGCGGGTGTGCTGGCAGTTAAGGAGAGTTATGTCGTTGAATCTTCGCTCTTATCAAGAGCAGACGTTGATCGCCCTGCGAGAAGGCTTTGCAAAAGGGAAGAGGGCGCAAATACTTTATGCCCCTACTGGGGCTGGCAAGACAGAGATGGCAATCGAGCTGATGCGAGCTACGAAAGCCAAAGGCAACAAAGCCGCCATGCTTCTTGATCGTGTTGTACTGTGCGATCAGACATCACGCAGACTAGAAAAGTACAGCATCGACCACGGCGTTATGCAAGCTGGTCACTGGCGCTACCGACCATACGAAAACATCCAAGTCTGTTCTGCACAGACGCTGGAGCGTCGCGGTTCATTCCCAGGTTTGAATCTTCTGATCGTTGACGAAGCGCACCAGACGCGCGAACAGACGATGGAGTTCATCAAGAACAACCCTGACATTCGTGTGATCGGGTTGACTGCCACGCCATTTACAAAAGGGCTTGGCAAGGTTTACGACAACGTGGTCAGCACCGTCACCACCAAGCAGCTAGTAGAGCAAAACATTCTCGTGCCGCTGCGTGTGTTCATTGCAAAAGAAATTGATATGTCTGGCGCGAAGAAGGTGGCTGGTGAATGGTCGCAGCAGGAAGCGTCTGAACGTGGCATGAAGATTACCGGCGATGTTGTTGCAGAGTGGATCAAGAAAACGCACGAAGTATTTGGTCAACCTCGCAAGACCATCGTATTCGCCAGTGGCGTAGATCACGGCGCACACTTAGCACGCAAGTTCCAAGAGCAGGGTTATAACTTTATCTGCATCAGCTACAAAGATGATGACGAGTGGAAGAAGCAGGTCATCGAGGACTTTGGCAAACCAGATACAAAGATTAACGGTCTGATTGCAACCGACATTCTTACCAAAGGGTTTGATGTTCCTGACGTAATGATCGGCGTGTCGGCTCGGCCATTTAGCAAGAGTTTGTCATCGCACATTCAGCAGATGGGCAGAGTCATGCGCGGCTATGAAGGCAAGGAGTTTGCCATCTGGCTTGACCACTCTGGTAATTACCTGCGATTCCGCGAAGATTGGGATGAGGTATTCGAGCAGGGTGTAGACAAGCTCGACGAGGGCAAAGAGAAAGCCAAGCGCGAACCAAGCGACAGAGAGAAAGAGGCCAGCAAGTGCCCGAAGTGCAGCGCGTTGTGGCCGTCTGCCAGTGACACTTGTTACAACTGCGGCCACGTTCGTGAGCGTAAGAACAAAGTGTTTGCTGTTCAAGGCGAGATGGTTGAGTTGTCTGGCACCTCCTCGCGTGAAAGTAAGCAGCAGTTCTGGAATCAAATGGTCTGGCTCATGCGCTATCAAGGTTGGAGCAAAGGCCGAGCATCGCATACCTACAAGGACAAGTTTGGTGTCTGGCCGAAAGGGTTGAGTGACAACACGCCGCAAGCGGTGGAGCTGGAAACCAAGCGATTCATCGACAGGAAGTTAAAACAATTTTTAAAGTCCATCGGGAGGGCATAATGGATTTCGTTTCTTTTGCCCGATCACACGGGATCATCATCAATGACTTGCCACCCATCGGTGTCTGGAAGCGTTACCCGACAGAAGATCATCCAAAGAAGCGCAACGGAGCGGTCAAGTACATGGGTACGCATGGGTTTGTCCAGAACCATGCGACCAGCACAGTCGTATCGTTGTGGAAACCAGAGTCTAGTGAGCGCAACAACTTGAACATACGATCAATCGTCATCAGTCAGGCACAGGCAGAGCAGCAGCGTCAGAAGCTGGCAACCGAGGCTGTAGGGAAGGCCGTAAGGATGCTGAACGACAGCGGCTATCGTACTCACCCATACCTTGAAGCGAAGGGGTTTCCTGACGAGCAGGGCAGCGTTCTGAACATTGAGAACAAGCCCGTTCTTCTGATCCCAATGCGACTGGGCAAAAGCCTGTGCGGAGTGCAGCAGATTTGGGAAGATGGCACGAAGAAGTTTCTTTACGGCCAGCGTACAAGCGGAGCCACCTTTGCATTTGACAACAAGGGTCTGAACATTGTTTGCGAGGGGTATGCGACTGCGCTTTCTGTTCGTGCGGCCATGAAGCAGTTGAAGCGGCGATACACAATTCATGTTTGCTTTTCGGCGGGGAACATGGTTCGTGTGGCCGAGGGGCTGGAGCCTGGCCTAGTCATCGCGGACAACGACAAGTCCGGCACAGGGCAGCAAGCGGCAGCGGATATCGGCTGGCCGGTTTGGATGTCTGATCTCGAAGGTGAAGATTGCAACGACTACCATCGGCGCGTGGGTCTGTTCGGGTTGTCGCAAAGCCTGACTCAATCAATGCTCGACATCGGTGCGCGCTGGCATGGCTAGGGTCAAATCGCCATGCGTGAACGGTTGAATCGTTGCCAGTCCTTGCATGATTTCCACGCCCAGGGCTAGGCAGCGGTCGCCATCGCCGGAGTAGTCGGAAATTACCCTGACCTGACCATCTTCATTCTCGATCAGGTACAGGGTAAACATCTTGCGGTGGTCAGTCATGGGCGCAGGATAACAGGTCGGCGGCGGCGCGTTCGAAAGCGGAGCGCGTATCGTCAATCATCTCGGCGATTTCGCGGCCAGAATAATCCTCGACGGTTTGCCAAGCGATGATGTCATCGTGCTCCAGATATTCGTCTGACCGAAGCTGATCTAATATTTCTTGATACGTCATATCGCAGGGCGCGTCTGATAGCCATTGATTTAGGGCAAATGTTTCTGCGGTTTGGCGTAGTGTGTTCATCGTCTGATCTCCTATTGTGGGTTGTCTTGGCAATACAGGAAAATTCCGTAGTCATATCCTTCTGCGTAGGCTTGATGCCGTAGGGCTTCTGTTTCGCCATCGTATGGGTTGGTGTCAGTACCGTTGTTATATGCGTCGAGCGCGCCATTTGCGTATGCTCTCGCGCATGATCGTTGTTCGGTGTTCATCGTCTGATCTCCTATCTAATGCGCTCGTAAACGGCGATGCAGCTAATAACATCGGCGTGACCTAGTGCCTGCTCCTGCGCGTGATCTGCATCTTCCGCATCACAATGAAAACTCCAGCGGCTTTCTTCTTCGTTATCTTCCTGCACGATTACTATGTATTCCCGCAGCCCGTTGTTGTATAGGCTGTAACCGATATCGTAATTTGCGCGCTCATCTTCTGGCACGATAACGACAGCCCCATTTTCGTCGCGCACCTCGTTTCCAAAATCGTCAAGGGCGATGCCTGTGCTGGTTATGTAATTAAATTCCATCGTCTGATCTCCTCAAAAGTTCTTTGCAATTTGTTTAAAGGCGCGCAGGTAGTCCAGCGCGTTGCGGTAATCGTCGCATCTGATCTTGTCGTAAAGCTCGCCATCTGGCCGATAGCATTTGACAGTCCAGAAGTGGCGCGGGCGGTCGGCTTCGATGACGGTGTGCGCGCCGTTGGGAAAAGTTTTAATTTGAATCATCGTCTGATCTCCTAGCTGGTGGCGGTTGCGCGCTCGATGATTTCGAGGGCGTGTTCTACGGCTTGCCAGGCGGCCTCGGCCTCGGCTTCTGCGGCTTCTGAATCGCGGAGTTCTTGCAGGGCGTGTGCTTCGTTCTCGGCGTATGGCAAAAGCGCGCGCAGGGCGGCCAGCAAATCCGGCGCGGCTGCTATTAGTCGGGCGTGGTTTGCTTCCTGCGCGGCGGTGGCTTCACCCATGCTGTCGCAGATACATATCGGGGTTTCGTCGGCGGCGTATACGGCGCGCGAAATGGTGCGGCCTGTTTGCCACGGTGTCGGGGCGATATTCATTGTGCTGGCTCCTGTAAACGTCTGAGCGCGACATAATGCAGGGCAATATGCGTCTGGCTCATATAGGCGGTCGGGTTCGCTGCGCTGCGTCTGATTTCGTCGGCGGTCATCAGGCGCAGAAGCGCGTCTAAGTATTGGCGGCGGGTCATGTTGGCGGCTCCTATCAAGCGGTCAAGTGGGCGAACGTGCGCGGGGCGGTCTGCTGGATTTCAATTTCAATGCCAAGCGCGGCGATATCGCGCAAGGCATGGCGGGTCAGGGTCTTAGTTCCGGCGATGCGCGCCAATATCTGCGCGTTGTCGCAAACTGGGTAAGCGGTTTCGATGCCGTAATTTTTGTCAACGCGAATAGTAATTTTCATTTTGACAACTCCATTAGTTAAACCAGCGGCGGGCGATTGATGCGGACAATTCGCGGCGGGCGGTGCGTCTAATCTCATCGCCTGTCTTGCGGTCGGTCGGTAGGTCGGCGCGAAATCTATCCCACAAGGCAGAAGCTAAAACGGCGCAAGCGGCGCGGCGGTACTCGGTCGGCCAGTATTGGCCGGTGCAATAGTCAACGGTGTATCCTGAGTCGGTTTTGACTAGCGATAAGCGGCCGGAAAAGCTACTGCGCGCGGCTTCCAGCAAATCCTCGGCTGTGATGCTGTCGCGCCAGCTAACGGCTGAGAGCATCTCGCGCGCGTGGTGTAGGTCGCGGGTGATGCTGCGTGATTCGCTGCGATAAGCGGTAGGGCAGCCATAATTACAGTATTCAAGCTGCGGTCGCTGGCGAATCCAGCGGTCAAGGGCGGCGATAATCTGGGTCTTGTCGTTTTGCATGGTCGGCTCCATTAGTTAAGGTCTAAGGCGTGTTGCTGCGGGTGGTGCGCGTGGTTCGTAAAATAAAATCGAACGGTGTAGCAGTCGGCGTGGAGTCCACTAACAGCGTCAACGGTGAAGCTGGGCTCATCGTCGGCGGTGCTAATAGTCAAGTCCGGCAGCGCGCTGAAAGTGAGCATGTAAGCGTCAAGCTCGGCGGCTTCGGTGTCGGACAGTCCGGTATAGTCGGCATTGATAAGCGCAGACAGATAATGTCCGGCGATGGTTTCCTCGTAATAGTCGTTTAAGCGGTGCATGGTCGGCTCCGATCAGAAAAGAAAAAGCACAAAAAAGAAAAACCAAAGAAACAGCGCGCCAAGCGCGCCAGCTAGCATTTCAAGCAAGGTTTGCATGGTCGGCCTTTGGGAAAAAATGAGGGTCGAGATGGTCGGCAAATCGATCTCCGCGCCAGCTGTTGACGGTAAATCTAATTTCACCGTTTACAAGTAAATCAAGGTCGAAAACCGCTATGCGCGGGTTGCTCCATTGGCCGGATTGATCGTCGGCGAATCTAACCGCTACCATGCGGCGCGGCGGGTCGGTGTTTTCCTGCATGGTGAAGGTTGCAACCTGAAAAGGTTCTCCGCATACGCCGTTGCGGTGAAATTCGCGGGTGATGTTTGTAATTTCCATGTCAGCAGCTCCAATGGTGGCCGAGCGCGGCGGCTCGGCCTGGTGGGTCAGTAGTCGAATTCATCCTCAAGGGCGGTTACAAGCCCGTCGAAGTCCTCGGAAGGGCCGAGCATTGATGCCAGCGCGAAAACGGCATCGCGCGGGTAATCCTCGGCGAGTGATTCCAGATATTCGCGGCGGTTGGCAAAGCCTTCAGCTTGGTAGTCGTTCATGGTCGGCCTCTCAGGGTTGATAGCGTGGCAGGTTGCGAACAAAAGTATTTTCCTGGTAGAGCTCGGTGTATTTGACAGGTTGTCCGGCGGCGGCTTTGGCGGCTGCAAAGCGGGCAAAGTCGCAGTCTTCCTCGAGGTAAACAAAGTCGGCGCGCTGGTATGAGTATTCGCTGATTGAATGACGAATGCCGAGCGCGTCAAGTTCGGCGCGTGGAACTTCTAACCAGCCGTGGCCAGGGTCGGTAATAAAGCGGTATGTCATGATGTAGGTTCCTTTCAGGCTTTGAGTTGGCGGTAGAGTGCTTGTGCTTCGGCACTCAGGTTGTCGACGTTTGAATCAAATCGGCCGAGTAATTCAGCGCCGGAAACATCATCGGCTAGCACGTTATATAAACTCCACAATTCACTTCCGGCGGTGCTTGTCTTGCTTGCTTCATATAGACGGTCTGCAATATGTGTCTGCATGGTCGGCTCCAATAGCGCGCTACTGGGTGCAGCGCATGGGAGTGATATTAGTCGATGCCATACATAAGTCAAGGGTGATGCAATAGGTTTCTCTATGGTATTTTTCTATCGATGAGCGCGAATTGATAGCCGCCGATAACCTGTACCGGCGGCGCGGCGGGATCAGTCCTTAAACATCGCTTTCACTACAGCATCGGCCAAGCGGACTGCATCAAGTGAATTTTCAAGTTCGGGAAAAATCTCGCATATCAGGATGTAGCAATTAGATAAGCGAATTGCTTCCTGATCTTCGGTTGCTTGTTTGGTTGCGTCGAGTTTGCTTAGTAGGCGGTTGTAGTTATTCATAATGAGTGATCAGTCCTTGTAGGTTGTAAGTGGCGGGAAATTATTGCTCCCACCTGTTAAGACGATTCAAGGCGGGAAAAGTGAGGATGTATTTTTCTATCGGGTTTGCGATATCGATAGCATTGCTATAGATTTTGCGCTGGTGATTGATTTTCTGTATTTGTTCCGGTATCGTGCGCGGCAATAGGGCGCGGCTGCGGGCCAACCTGGGCGGCGGTGAGTAGTGAGCGAAAGCGAACAGCGGCACAGAATGAACCGAAAAACCATTAGGTCACATATAAGCGCAAGCGGTGGAATAGAACAGGCAATGAGAGTGCCAAAAGGAACACTCACTCCAAAAATGAAACGATTCGCTGAGCAAATCGCCCTGGGTGAGTCAGGCGCACAGGCTTATCGCATGACGTATTCAGACAAGGCTAAACCAAAAACCGCAGGCGATAACGCCAGCAGGCTCAAGGCCGATATCAGGATTCAAGCGGAAATCGCCAGGATAGAACGGGCTAACGAGCTGGCTGCGTTGCATTCCGCTAGCGGCTTGCGCTCAATAGTCATTTCAACACTTGCCGAAATAGCAACAAACCCTGACGAGAAGGCTGCAACCAGGGTGCAAGCGGTACGCTCCATCGGCCAACTTGTCGGCGTTGATGCGTTCAGGGAAACGAAGCGCGTGGAGCACGTCAAGGATTCCGGCGAACTGCGCGCGCAAATACTCGATCAGTTGAAAGGCATGATGCTTGGCACTAATGACGCGCAAGAAGTGGATGCGACTGAACTGCTGGCAGAGTTGACAGGCGATGATTCGGCGGCAGCGGAACCCCACCCCACGGGTACACCCCCAAATGCAGAACGGGACTCCGACGCGCATGTACATACTATTCCACTCGAACCCTCCCCAGAAGAAACCGATCCCAGCGAAACACCCCCCTTGTCTCCAGAAACGCCTACCCCCCGGGGGGATATTTTTGGCGAAAAACCCTAGTTGCCATTTTGATAGTGTAAACGTTTACACACAGCAAGTTTTATGCCAGATGTTTTGATAAATAGAGAAATGGTAATGCGTCGGCGGGAGAGGACGTATGAGGAGTGTATGGAGGTCGGGATGACGCCGGTGCAGAAGGAAGTGTTTTTGGTGATAGATGAGTGGTGGCGGCGGTATGGGTTTGGGCCGTCGATCCGGGATATATGCCGGATACGTGGGAAGGGCGGGATGGGGAATACGAGTGAGATTATTGAGCGGCTGGTGAAGTTGGGGGTGGTGAAGCGGTTGAAGGGAAGTGGGAGAAGTGTTCGGCCGGTGTATATACAGTTTAGGAATCTGGAATGAATAGAGACGAGCAGTTGTTGTTGGAGGCGTTCCAGATGCTCTACCAGGTGTATAAGGAGCAGAAAGCTGGGCGGAAGTATTTTCGGCCGGTGAGTATTTATCCTGTATTGGCGAAGATACAGAAGCGGTTGGATAAGCCTGTGCGGCAGGAGGCGATGTCGATAGTGGCTATGCGAGAGAAGGCAAACTGTCCGTGGACTTGAGTGAGTTGATAGGCAAGTTGCCTGCGGCGGAGCAGGAGAAACTGCTGGAGCAGGTGGGGCAGTATCGAGACGCGCTCGTGCGGGAGAAGGCGCAGCAGTCGTTCATGGCCTTTGTGAAAGAGATGTGGCCGGGGTTTATACATGGCCGACATCATGCGTTGATGGCAAAGAAGTTTGAGGAGATCGCGCAGGGGAAGTTGAAGCGGCTGATCATCAACATGCCGCCGCGACATACGAAAAGTGAGTTTGCCTCCTATCTACTACCAGCGTGGTTCTTGGGTAAGAACCCAGAGAAGAAGGTCATCCAGACGTCGAACACGGCCGAACTGGCGGTGGGGTTTGGTCGGAAGGTCAGAAACCTGGTGGATAGCGAGCAGTACGGGAAAATCTTCCCGAATGTTGGACTGCGTGTGGATTCGAAAGCGGCTGGCCGGTGGGCAACCAGCCACGGCGGGGACTACTTTGCGATTGGTGTGGGCGGTACTGTTACTGGTAAGGGCGCGGATCTGCTGATTATTGATGACCCGCACTCGGAACAGGAAGCGAGGTTAGCGCAGGGCGATCCGACGGTCTTTGATTCCGTGTATGAATGGTACACGTCAGGTCCGCGGCAACGTTTACAGCCGGGCGGGGCGATTATTGTGGTGATGACGCGCTGGTCGGATAAGGATTTGACTGGTCGCGTGCTGAAATCTGACTCGACTGAGTGGGAAGTTATCGAACTACCGGCCATTTTGCCGTCGGGAAGTAGCCTCTGGCCTGAGTTTTGGTCGCTAGACGAGCTGTTGGCACTGAAAGAAGAGCTGCCGCCGTACAAATGGAACGCTCAGTACCAGCAAAAACCCACAGGTGAAGAGGGTGCGCTAGTAAAAAGGGACTGGTGGCAGGTGTATGAGGGGGATAGAGCGCCGCCGTGCGAGTTCATCATCCAAAGTTGGGACACTGCGTACACAAAAAACCAGCGGAGTGACTATTCTGCGTGTACGACATGGGGTGTGTTCCACCGGGATGAGGACGAGAACGATGTGAACATCATTTTGTTGGATGCTTGGAAGGGAAAAGTGGAATTTCCTGACCTAAAGCAGAAGGCAAAGGAGCTGTATGACGAATGGCAGCCTGATTCCTGCATTATTGAAGCGAAAGCGGCGGGGGCACCGCTGATATTTGAGCTACGAAGGATGGGTGTGATGGTTTCCGACTTCACGCCGACCCGTGGCAACGACAAATTCGTGCGTTTGAACAGCGTTACAGACCTATTTTCTTCCGGTAAAGTGTGGGCACCAGATACCCGGTGGGCGTCGGAGGTGATCGAGGAGTTTGCGAGGTTCCCGAACGCCGAACACGATGACTTAGTGGATTCCGGGGTACAGGCATTGATGAGATTTCGACAGGGCGGCTTCCTGCGTCTGGGTTCAGACGAGGAAGATGAGCCTATGGGCTTGCAGCGCAAGCGGGTTTACTACTAAGGATGAATGATGGCGACAAATATTGACAAGGCGCTGTATCAATTGCCTGCTGGCATGGACGAAGAGGTGCTGGATGCCGAGCCAATTGAAATTGAGATTGAGGATCCAGAGTCCGTGTCTATCGGAATCGGTGGTCTGGAGATTGAGATTGAACCGGGCAAGATGGATGACGAGTTCAGCGCTAACTTGGCTGAAGAGATGTCGGATTCGGAACTGCAAAGTCTAGCCGGTGATCTGCTAGGCGACTTTCAGGATGACATCGACGCCAGAAAAGACTGGATGAAGACGTATGTCGACGGCCTCGAGCTGCTCGGCATGAAGATCGAAGAGCGGTCAGAACCGTGGGAAGGTGCCTGCGGTGTGTACCACCCGCTGCTGTCAGAAGCGCTGGTGAAGTTCCAAGCCGAGACGATCATGGAAACGTTTCCGGCCAGCGGCCCTGTCAAGACCAAGATCATCGGCAAAGAAACGCCGGAGAAGCGGGACTCTGCCGAGCGCGTTCGGGACGATATGAACTACCAGTTGACGGAAGTCATGACCGAATACCGGCCTGAACATGAGCGCATGTTGTGGGGCTTGGGTCTGGCAGGTAATGCGTTCAAGAAGGTGTACTACGACCCGTCGCTTGCTCGGCAGGTATCGGTATTCGTACCGGCTGAAGACGTGGTTGTTCCCTACGGCGCAAGCAATCTGGAGTCATCCCCGCGTGTGACGCATGTCATGCGCAAGACCAAGAATGATCTGCGTCGGCTGATGGTGGCTGGCTTCTATCGTGATATCGACCTGCCCGAACCAGAGAATGCGCTGGACGATATTGAGAAAGAGATTGCGGAGAAGATGGGCTTCCGCGCTACCACGGATGATCGGTACAAGATTCTTGAAATGCAGGTGTATCTGGATTTGCCGGGGTACGAGGATGAGGACGAGGATGGCGAGAAGACAGGGATCGGACTGCCATACATTGTAACTATCGAAAAAACTTCCCAAGAGGTTTTATCTATTAGGCGCAACTGGCGACCAGACGACGACACGTATCAAAAGAGGAACCATTTTGTTCACTACCCATATATTCCCGGCTTTGGATTCTATGCCTTCGGCCTTATTCATCTTATCGGTGCTTTCGCTAAGTCTGGTACTTCTATTATTCGTCAGCTTGTTGATGCTGGGACTTTATCGAATCTGCCGGGAGGTCTCAAAACCAAAGGTATGCGGGTCAAAGGAGATGACACTCCAATTGCACCCGGCGAGTTTCGAGATGTGGACGTTGCCGCCGGAACGATCCGCGACAACATTCTTCCGCTTCCGTACAAAGAGCCGAGCCAAGTTCTTCTAGGCTTGATGAATCAGATCGTTGAGGAAGGTCGCCGATTTGCTGCGGCGGCAGACCTCAAGATCGCTGACATGTCGGCCAACTCTCCGGTCGGCACGACGCTGGCTATTCTGGAGCGCACGCTCAAGGTGATGTCGGCAGTGCAAGCGCGTATCCACTACGCGATGAAGCAAGAGCTGAAGCTGCTGAAAGACATCATCCGCGACTACACGCCGGACGAGTACGACTATCAGCCGGTCGAAGGTACGCCGCGTGCTAAGAAGTCGGACTATGACGACGTGGATGTGATCCCAGTGTCCGATCCTAACTCGGCCACGATGGCACAGAAGGTTGTGCAGTACCAGGCTGTGATGCAGATGGCGCAGGCCAACCCACAGATTTACGACATGGTGGAGCTAAACCGGCAGATGCTGGAAGTTCTGGGCATTAAGAATGTCGGCAAGCTGGTGCCGAGCGCCGAGGATCAGAAGCCAAAAGATCCGGTGACAGAGAACATGAACGTACTAAACGGCAAGCCGGTCAAGGCGTTTATCTATCAGGATCACGAAGCGCATATCGCCGTGCATCAGGCGGCCATGCAGGATCCAAAAGTTGCGCAGCTTGTCGGTCAAAACCCGAAAGCGCAGATGATCATGGCGGCTGCGATGGCGCATATCAACGAGCATGTGGCCTTCCAGTACCGGATTGAGATTGAAAAGCAGTTGGGTGTACCGCTGCCAGACATGGACAAGCAGTTGCCGGAAGAAGTGGAAGTCGAGGTTTCTCGCATGATGGCAGCAGCGGCAGCCAAGCTGTTGCAGAAAGATCAGGCAGAGATGGCTCAACAGCAGGCGCAGCAAGCGGCTCAAGATCCGCTGGTGCAAATGCAACAACAGGAGTTGCAGCTCAAGGCGGCAGAAGTCGAGATCAAGAAGCAGAAGGTATTCATGGATGCTGCGGCAAAAGCAGATCAGATGGAGATCGAGAAAGCTCGGATCGAGGCGCAAGAGCGTATCGCAGGCGTTCAGGCCGGTGTCAAAACAGCGGCAGAGAAGGCCAGATTGGAAGCGGAGATGGAAGTCAAAGGCGTGGAAATTGGCTCACGAATTGCCAAGGATCGCGCAGAGATGCTCCGCCCTACACCATCAAAA